TTTAAGATTGACTTTGCCGTTCGCGCCGTCGTTTTCTAGTATAAATCCAGCTATTTCTGAAGACCCATTAGTACCATCTATTCTTAACGACCTTACGGCATCCGCTCCACTTGCATTTATTTTAACGCTAGTATTACTTGGAACTGTAATAAGGGAGTCCCCAATCGTATCCGAGTCTGTCCAACGTGGAATAGTATTGGCGGTACCGCTTCCGTCTACGCTTCCAGCGCCCGGAGCAGTTTCCCAAGCAATTCCACCTGCGCCATCAGTTGTAAGAACTTGACCGTCAGTTCCGCTGCCACCGTTGATTTTTAACTTAGCGCTGTTTATGTCAACAACGCCATCAGATTTTATAGTTAGGCGAGCTGTAGCAGAACCACCTGTAGCTTGAGTTTCAAATTCTAGTCGCGCACTATCTGTAGCTCCATCTTGGACCCCTTTAATATTGGCAAGATCTGAGTCTACGTTTGTGTTACCAAACCTGACGTGACCTAAAGTTCCAGTAGTACTCCCACTCGTCCTTGTAACTCCAATTATACCACCGTTAGCCCCATTTGCTTGAAGACTATATACAGGAGCATTACTCGCCCAAGACCCGGCTGAACCTATCCCCACCAACCCTGAAGAAGTAATCCGCATCCGCTCAGTAATAGAATTCGAACCGTCTGGGGCAGTTGAAAAAACTAACCTACCCGGAGTGTCATCCGCTGCTGGAGCGCCGTCTATAAAACATTCTATAGCTCCCGGTGTATTTGAAAAATTTGCTCCATCATAAGCATGGTAATATACTCCACCGGCCCTATCCCCATTTAGAACTATAGTAGGAGAAGCGTTAGAGCCTCGAGCTGAGGCTAAATGCATTGCCCCTCCATAAACATCAGCACCGCATCTTACGGTAACAATTCCTTGAGTCCCCAGTTGTTGCAATAAAGGCGTCCAGTTCCACTCTCCAAATGGCCCAAGCGCAGTAGAATCGCCTACCAACACTTGCTTAGCGTTAGTGATTGACATTGAAGGGACGCTAGAACTTCCGGTGAAAAATTCTAATGTATTCTCACCTGTCGCTCCGTCATTACCAATCTCTGCCCAGTTGTTATTAGAATCATTAGCGATTTTATAACGAAGGTTTGTGTCACCACGTAACGTCATGTTACCTTTTACTTCGAGTAGTTCGGACGGTGCATCAGTTCCTATGCCAACGCTACCACCTGATAGAATTGTAAGTCTTTCTGTGTTATTAGTTGCAAAAGCTAAACTTTGAGACTGGTCTGTCCAAACAAAAGCGTGGCTATCATTAACACCGATTCTTAGTCCATGAGTTTGAGTGCCGCGAGTTATTTTTATTCCAAGATTAGCGGAAGCGCTAGTGTCGTGTATGTTTAAATTGTCATTGGGACTATTTGTTCCTATCCCAACGCTTCCTCCAGTAATATACGATACGTTATCTGTTGCAAATTGATTAATTAAAGTTCCAGCAGAATTATACTGTGCGTATTTGGCGTTGTTAGCCCCGCCTGTTGTAAAATAATGCTGGTTGTTTGCGCTGCCGTTGGGTCTGAAAGATACTGTTCCGTTTACTTGTAGCTTATGGTCGGGGGCGGCAACTCCTATACCAACGCGATCATTAGCTGCATCAGTACGAATTAAGTTAGCATCTGTATCTCCTTCTATTCTGACATCTAAATTTGCTCCCTCCTCATTAATGGTCATTTCACTTACTGTGTCCTCAGTAAAGTCAAGAAAATTAACGCCACCAACTTTAAAATTAATATCGTCCTCAGTGAACCTGATATTAGTGTGAGAATCTCCGTTATGACGAATATATTCGTTTACGCCAATGTTGCCAGCTACCTGTAATGTGTAAGCTGGATCAGTTGTTCCTATACCAACACGCCCCTCCTTGGTTAGCACCATCTTTGAGCCAAACGAACTAGCGTTTCTAGTGGCAAAATGTAGCTTAGAGTGAAATGAAGAATGATTCTCCATCTCCATATACATTCCACCCATATATGCAGAACTAACTGCCCCCTCGAATAAAACTCCTACTAAATTACCATCAGTATCAGACGTATTTTTTAAATTTATATGTGCACTACCAGTTCCATATGGCGAGCCTTCATCTACATTAGTATGCGAGCCTTCAATATCTACTTCTGAACCGGGGTTATTTGTTCCTATGCCAACATTAGCGCTCCTTAATACCATTGTCTCTGTACTAACGCCAGTGAGGTAAGTACTAAATCTTAAAGCCCCGTCTTCGTTACCATCGGAAACATCAATAGCTTCACCAATTATATTTGCATAATTTATATCTTGGTCAGCATCGTTTCTTCCTCTGAATGCTATTCGCCCTAAGTCATCAGCATCGGCAGGAGACTCAGAACTTCTATAAAGAACAACATCGGGACCGTTAGCAGAGTTGGGGTTATTAGTTTCAAATATAGCAAGATCCGCTACTGTGCTATCGAACACATGCAATTTAGCATCTGGAGAAGCTGTTGAAATTCCAACATCTCCATCATCATATATTATTGAGTTACCAATAGTATCTGAGTCAACCCACTTTGAAACATAGTTGGCTGTTCCGCTTCCTCCTACGCCAGAGAGGACATCTTCAACTAATTTCCATTGTGGTCCATCTTCTTTACTTGTTAAAACGTAACCATCAGCTCCTGTGGAGTTTGTTGAGTCGTAGAGATAACCGCTGATTATAGCGTCGCCAGAAACATGAAGTCTATGCTCTGGATTAATAAGATTATCGCCTATGGCGACATTACCTCCCTCTTCTACGTATAATTGAACTGCAGCATCTCCAGCATCATAAATACTGAAACCCCCCGGAGCGCCATTGTAATGACCTACGAACCATTTAGCACTGCCAGCATTTAGATATTTAATCCCAGCGCTTTTACCATTATCCGAATTAATAGCGACCCAATTGTTTTGGTTGCCTCCATCGAACATCGCCAAAGTAGTTGAGTCGCCAGAGACATGAAGTTGATGACTAGGACTTGCTGTTCCTACCCCAACACTACCCCCTTGAGTCAAAGTCATTACCTCAGTAGCAGGGCTTCCATCGCCATCTAAACCAAAACCTAAATAAATTTTAGCATTAGCGCCGCCAGAATTATTTAATGATGAAATAGTTAAGCGCCCAGAGCTAGTAGAGTTATATCCAAAATATCCACCTAAAGAGGCGCTACTTCCTCCTGCTTGCAACGCACCTTCAAAATTATCACTATCAGCTGCTTGGTAAATGTGAACATTACGGTAAGGAGTCGCTGTCCCTATACCAACTTTTCCGTCAGCAAGGATGGTCATTTGATCTGTTCCAGATTTATCAAAATGCAGAACAGCGCTTGAGTACAGTCTACTAATGTAGGCGTGTTCAGTACCCTCTGAATCGTACTTAATTTCTAATGCTGAATTACTTGTCTTCCCTCTTCCTAACTTTAAAGCCGCTACATAATTGTTTCCACTCGGGGAAGTCCCGCCATAAAAATGTAATTGTCTTTGAGAGGAGACGTATACGTTAAATAGAGACCCCGGAGCATCTGTTCCTATACCAACATTACCGTCAGAATTTATACGCATCGCCTCATCAGCTGCGGCAATTCCGTTAGTTTTGAAACGGACATAATCTGTTGAAGCAAGAGTAATCCCGTAGCCGGTGTTAACTGCGTTAATTTCAAATTGGTTAGTTCTGTCGGTTCCTCCGCCAGTAGCTCCCCATAAATTTATATATGATGTTTTTGAATTATTAGTTAGGCTTATAGTTGGGCCAACTGCATCATTTTGCTTAACATGTAATATTGTTCCCGGAGTAGCCGTTCCTATACCGACATTAGCACTTTTTATCACCATCGTCTCTGTATCAGTACCCGCAACGATAGTATTAAACTTTAAAGCTCCGTCTTCTGTACCGTCTGAAACATCAATGGCTTGAGCAACTATATTCGCATACTGTACGTCTTGTGAATTATCATTTCTCCCCTTAAAATCTAAAGTTCCTAAAAGGTCATTATCTGCAGGGCTTGCAGAGTTCCGATAAAAAATGACATCTGGGGCGTCAGCCGCTGCAGGATGAGTACTTTCGATTATTACTAAATCGCTATTAACAGTATCATAGACGTGAAGCTTAGCCCCCGGATTGGCCGTACCAATTCCTACATTGCCATTATCATAAATAGTTCCCGAGGTTAAAGTATCTTCATCAGACCAGCGAGCTACATAGTTAGCAACACCTGAACCTCCAACACCGGATAAAACAGACTCAATACTTTTCCAATTAACACCAGTTGTTCCTTCGTTGGTGAGGACCATTCCTCCTTCTCCGATATAATTATTAGAATCGTAAATATTGCCAGAGATACCGAGCTTATTAACATTAAGCCTGTTGCCATTCGTGAAAGTTAAATCTGCATCCCCGCCGAAAGCTCCTGCATTATTAAACTGAACTTGAGTGTTAGCTCCGCCGGGAGTTCCTCCGCCTCCTCCGCCTCCTGCTAATTGCGCCCATTGGGAAGTCCCTCCCACACTTCTCCTGACATATTGAGTCAGGTTACCGGTGTCAATAAGATACGCGCCATCAAGAACTCCTGTCGGTTTAGTGTCCGAAGTGTTTGTTGTAAATCTATCTCCTGCGTATCTTGTAATTGCCATAACTATGAAAAAGTAAATTTAAATCCATAAAAAGCTCCACTACTATAAGTTCCATCCATCGTTGAAGCGTTTATCCTTATTTGGTAAGTTCCTGCACTTAAAGGAGTGCTCGTTCCTTTGTTAGAGAACACGCCGGTTCCATTGTCGTTTATGTAAATAGTTCTATCGTCTTCATCAACGAGGGCATTTGGAGTATTTCTAACTGCTCCCTTTTCTGGGTAAGCCGTCCCTCCATTCTTTCCTTGGTAGTTGATTATAGTATTTAAGTTGTTGCCTGAATAAAGCTTAGATTGCTGCATGTCCCACCTGCCTATGGCGGGAGTCGCGTTCTCTTTGAATCTCTCGTCTTCAGGAGCTTTTCCCGAGCATAATAAAGTAGAAGTTTCGGCGGCTACATCATAAATCTCCAAGGTCATTGAATCATAATAATCAGCCCAACTCGCAGGCCATGTAGAATCTCTACCTAATCCTGAAACTTGGACTGTCATGGCGGTTGGGGACCCTAATGTGAAAGTCCCTGTAGCAGATCCACTTTGAATAAAACTATTCCATTTAGTGACAGCATCACCCCAAAGAAGGTCTGCATCTCTATCTATAGCTGAATCTCCATCTGCTTCAAAATTTAAACTTACATATAAGCCGTTTTGTTCTACAATCCATGGCTCAGCCCTATGAGGAGCCTCCACCTCTACTCCTTCTGAATTTATCCCCCCTGTTAAATACCAACCATAAAAAACTCTATCGGAAGGAAATCCGTTGGCATCATTAGGGGTTAGACCTTCAGTTATTAATGTGGTAGTAGAGCTGTAATAAGAGAAGTACTCATCATCAAAATTATCAGGGTCTATATTAACTATAAAAGGATAACTGCTATATTGCTGAATAGGAAAAGGTTCAGTAACTCCTATAGATGAGCTGTTCCCAGCAGGGTCATGACTCCAATACAGTCCTGTACTCCAAGAGATTGTGGCGGAAGTATCCGGAGCTGCCTCTACTGACTCTTGTTTCCAGAAAGCTGTTGGATAATTTAATGACATTATGGGTTAACATATCCAGTAATCGCGGAAGCAAAAAGCATTCCATCATAACATGCAAAAGTATAAACGTTCGTCCTGCCGTTGTCTAAATGCGGAGGGCCTCCCGTTCCTCCCCACAATACTGTAGACCCAGAGGTGAAAGTAGGTATTAGTGGAGCGCTGTGGTTATTTTTAACATACATAGTTAAAGTCTGCCCAGCTAAAGCTTCGGAAAAAGTATACGCAGGTGAAGTAGCGTCCGTTAATGTGTCGTGTTGTATATTAGAATCGCTCCAGTCAACTGTAAAATCCGCTTCATGAGGCAAATGTCTAGAGGTCTTATTTATAACTATATTGTCCCCGGTAATCCCCTGATTGTCAGGAATAGTTAAACCCCCCTCACTAAAAGTAACGTCTCCTGAGACTGGGGCGCTAACTAGAGATAGGGCTTGGCCACTAATATGTACGTGCCTAATCCCTGAAACCGTCATGTCCCGCGCAGCTTGCATGACAAGATTCTGACCGTCTTCATCTAAAACAGTACTTGCAGTTGTATTAAAGAACAGGCTAGCGACATTCGTAATATTATTATTCTGCATATTAAGGGTAGTTGTCGCTACACAATTACCCATGTTATCCCCTCCCACAGGGTTGCCTATGCCGCTTCCAGTCGTTAATTGACCGTCAGTTTTATTAACCATTAAGTAAGCATGGGTGTTCCCTCCTGCAGCGCTAGTATCAACCCAGTTACTTTTGTCAAAATATACATCATTAGTGCCGGTAAAACCAATTTGACTAATCGCAGACGGAACCGGACTAAGAATGTAAGTCGCTACAGTTTCTGTTTCAGCTTTTTTAGTGGTAAAGTTGCTGCCGCCAGCAGCAACGGCTACCGGGAAATAATCACCAACCCCTACATTAGCAGCAGTTGTAAGTTGAGATATCTTTTTATTTGCCATTTTTCCTTAAACCTTAATAATATATACACTGTTTTAATACGGCGGAATAAGATTTGTTACCATTAAAGCGTTACTTTCTTGCTGTAAATAGTAACCGTCATCATCGCCGCCCTCCAAGAGGACAAAATCTTCCACCTTCTCCATACCTAAAACCCCACTTATAAAAAGCCCGTGAGTTTGATCATCTGGATTTATCTCCACATTAAAAGAAGCGCTAAAGGTTTTGTTGGATCCTATAGCGCTATTATAACCAAAATTATTACATTTAGCCCCTTTGAACGTATACCTTAAAGCTTCGTCCTCTTTATGTATTGGAATAGCTCCAGCATTAATTGGGGCTAGGATACTTTTTTGACATTCATTAGGTGGGTCAACTTTTATTGTGAAATCGTACCCGCTATTTAATGATACTAAGTCTACTAATGAACCACTATTGCCCGACTCTACTATCCCCTCAATTGATAAATTTGCAAAAACTGGAGAGTTTGGAACAGTATCTACTGGAAACTTATACCCCATATTGGTAAGAGGCTCACGGTTTAAATCAATCGAAATATCGTAATTTTGTATGTGAAGCTTATTAAAATCTACCCCCAGACCAGAAAAAGAATCAGTTGTAATAGTAATATCTCCGGGTCGAAGCGCTGAGTATCCTTCTTCGGCTAAAACCCTCGGAATCACTACATCCTTGTCAGGGCTTATAGTCCCGCTTTTAGTCTCTATTCCCGGGGCTTGAAAACCACTGCCGCTCATGGTAAAAGTAGTATTATAGCAAGTATAATTAACTGATGCGCTAGGTAATCCCCCTACCGCTCCTCTAGTGTTGTAAGATCTTAAATACGAGTTACCGAAACCTATAACGTGATAATCGGGAGAATTTGGATCTATTGACTGTTGAGTGTCGGGATTAGTGAAGTCTTCTTTGTAGTAAAATTTATCAATATCGTTCCCTTCTTGGTTCACCACCACATATATATTTTTACAATCTCTATATTCACTTAAAGGAAAATCTTGCCAAGGTCTTTTAAGTTTTTTGTTTTTGTTTTTCTCAAAAAAACCCGATAACAAAGAGGTCTCTTCATTATTTTGGTAATACGATTCTCCACTGTATGGATAATTGAATAAAGGATAGTTTACATTTAAACCTAATCGGGCCTCATTTTTAGTGCCACATAAAAGGTAATTGAAACTTAAATCAACAGTAGGGTAATTTATAATCGGCCTATCTACTATCCCGCGTTGATTCAGTTGCAAAACGTCAGTATGGGGAATGTTAATATTGTAACTTACCGACTGAATACGGTCTATAGGATTAAGCCTATTGATTTTCTGAACTAAATCTGAATAGCTATTTGTTGGATTAGGGCTATCGTAATTATAAAAGTTATAATCAGTTTCTGGAGCAGGTCCTACAAACAAGGCCTGACAATTGTAAATTACTCTTGGCTGGGCCATTACTTTTCTCCTTCATAAATACTTGAATATAATATCCCCGCTAAAAAATCATCAACCTGATGCTCTAGTGCAACGTCTTGAATTTTTTTAACTCTTTCGTGGTCTCTGTCAGTAGGTTCGGCCGCATACCTTCCTGCTTTCGCTAGCCAGTTAGGAGGATCTTCATTAGCTATGACGATGTTAGTAATCTCCCTAGCTACTTCTTTCTGTTGCTTACTTAACCTTTTCCTGTTATGAATCTTCCTCAGAGATGCTTCCACTTCTAAGTTAAGTTTGTCCGAAAGGTTTAAGTTTTCTTGAATCTTAGATAAACTAAAATTTAAAGTCGCCTTAGTGCCTATTGGAGTTTTTGTGTCGGTTTCTTTGGGGGCGGCAACCCCGGCAGGTCTTCCATTTACTTTAGGAGCTTTTGCACCTCCTATCACGGGCTCGTAAAGACCTTGGTTTCTAAGCTCTTTAAATCTTTTTTGCGATTCTACTGACTCTTCCGGCGTTGGAAAACGGCCTGATTCTATAGCCTGCATGCCTTCCTCTGCTGTAAGCACCCCTAATTCAATCAAGCGGCTGTAAATACGAGAGTAAACAGAGGTGTCTCTCAAATCTACATCTTCAAAATGAGCAGTTGGATAGTTTTTAAATCCTAACTCCTTTGAAATACGTCTTATTTCAGGCATTAGAAAATTCTCTAGAAATACTCGACGCCCCTGTTTAAGCCTCTCCATAAATACTTGGACTTTAATACTAGTATTAGCGAACTTCTCATCACTAAGAAGAATGTTATTAAGGCCCATTTGTATATCTTGGTTAACTACGTCGTACTTTTTGGGGTCAAGAATATTTCCTATATCGGGAATTACAAACTTAGCATCTGTAGTATAATCTGAAATTAATACGCGCCCTACAGACTCATTCTCAAAAAGCTTCTGCATGGCCATTAGGTTTCTCTGGTTTACTCCACCTTTGGAGGGCTCAGTTCCCATTGTAACTAACAGTATGGCTTGATTAGTTGTTCGAGCTACCGCCATGTCCATTTGTTTCATTTCTTGTTTCCAGTTAATATCTTCTAAAACTGGGAAGCCCATGGGAACCGCGAATGGTTCGTAGTCTTGCTTTTTATAAAAAACTGCAGAAAGTTTATCTGTTTCTAGAGGAATTATTATAGCTGACATTCCAGCTTTTTTAGTCTCTTGGATTAACTTTTTAGTTTCTTCTGGTAAATTTTCATAAACTTCCTTGTCTTCTTCAGTTTGAGGATGACGTAATCTTTGTAGTTCGTAGTCAGTAACAACTTTATAGTAAACTCCAGTGCTAAAAGAAATACTTCCCTGAAGCTGTATGTCAGAGGGATTAAGGATTATATACTTCGCGGGTATATTTAAATCTTCCGCCGCTTGGCTTATGCCAAAAGTTTGGTTGATTTTAAAAACATCAGATTTATCCATTTTGGCGTTAAACCGGTAAATGAAGACATTTCCTGATCGGTAATACTCTCTAAAGAAACGGCTTTGTAAATCATCTATATTAATTTTAGTGAAAAGAGTCTCAAAGAACTCTCTCGATTTTTTGCTTCCACCTGTATAATAAAGATCGCTGATAGAGAATTCCGTCATCAAGTCTATAGTGTTTCTAAAGACTGAAAAGTTATAATATGCTTTTTGGCAGAGGATTATTGTATCTCTGATGTCTATGTTAGAATTATTTGAGACTCCAGCGGAATACTTGAATGGGATCATGCCATTACTTATATTCCTAAACCTGTCCGTCCGCGGTATGTCTGCGGCAGCGTTACGGCGAGTCCTCGTCTCAGCAGCCTTAGCTTCATGCATAGCCATTAATGGTTCCGCACCTTGTTCCGTTTTCTTCCTTACAGCCATAATTTACTTTAAATTTACACTTAACCAAGCATTCTGGGAGTAAATGTATGGTTAATTTGTTGTACTTCTGTATTTTTAAGATCATTATAGGCTTTAACGGCCCAATTTCCTAACATTAAAGTGGTGTAATTATCCTTACGAGCACGATTAGCCGAAGTACTTCTTTTAAGGTGCTGGGGCAGGTCAAAGGTTTGAATTCCTTTGGCTGTAGTCTTAACTTCAACTAACGCACATTGCTTTCTGGTTTGATAAATAATGTCATCTTGGAACTCTATCAAATCACCTTTATTTTCGTAAGGCATTAGTTTCATAGGAACCGCTTGAGCTGATACTTTATCGAAAAAGCTTCCGCACGCAGCAGTACGCGAAGCGAACCATATCCTCTTATGGTCAATGGAAGCTTGTAAATATTCATTAGCCTCCCGGAGAAAAGTGCTAGAAAATAACTGTTTGAAGCAGATCATATTTTCTTTCACGTTATATTGAGTCTTTGCTTTGAGTAACATTTGTTGATAATCGTTACCAGTTTTATCACTATTAAAATCAAAAAACTTTAAATTAATGCGTGAATCCCGAAACAGTTCCGATTCATTAGCTCCATCAATAAACTGATATCCCGCGTTATCTATAATTAAGAGAACGATATTAAAGCTAGTAACTAGATAATGAAGATATTTGATATGATCTTTTAAATCCCCTCCCGCTACTGCATAAGCATGCACTAAGGTAGATTCATTACCTTTTTCTTCATCAAGTTCTAAAACCGACATTGCAAAATAATCGGAACTTGGACTGTTACTAAAACTAGGGTCAATAGCTAATATATATTCTTTATCTGGCTCCCCTTTAACTAAGGTATGCTGTTTCTCCCCATCTGGTATAGTGCAGTCATGCATTTTCTTAGCACTAAAATAACTATCACTTCCATCGGTAAACTGAGCACAATATTCTCGCTGAAAAGAGGAATTAGAAGAGCCTCCAGACTGAGCTTCTTCTATAACTGTACTGTCTATCATATCAGAAGGAATAGAGTCAAAAGCCATCTGTGATATAAAATAATTAGATTGTTGGATGTCTTCCGAATAGATATTATTCATCCATTCTTTGTACGTTTTAAAAAGGTTTTCAAAACTGAAGCTGGCCGAAGAGAGCGCTATCATTTTAGAGTTGTTCTCGAAAACAATTCGGTCTTTTTCTTGCATCTGGCCTTTTTGAATAAGGTCATCTTCCATTTCTCTTATTTTTATCCTCTCAGCCATATCTTGGGGAGCCACCAAGAAAGGCATAAGAACTGTCTTGATGGTATCCTCAGGCAGGAGTAAAAACTCATCAAGCACTAGAATGTTTGCGCGGAAACCACGAATCTTTTCTCCGCTTAGAGGGATAGCGGTGATAGTCCCTTCGTTTATCTTCCATTCGAATTGATCGTTACGTTTAGATTTAGCTCCGAAAGCATGAGCTAGCATTTGAGCTTCTTTAGATTCGACTATCTTCTCCAAGTTATTAAAAATAAATCGAGCTGTACGAAAAGTAGGTCCAGCAATTAAGATTTTTGTACGAGGCTCAAAAATACATTGAAGAAAACAATAAACAGCCGCTATAAAACTTTTGCCACAACCGCGGCCCCAAACACACATACTAAAGTTTCGGTTAAAAAAAGCTTTGAGAGTTATTTCTTGATATAAAGCTAATTTAATTCCCGAAAGCAATTCTGTAGTAAAACCTAAATTAGACCGCATGAATTTGGCCAAAGTTATTTTTGCTTGGCGGTCAGGGAGTTCTCCTTTTAAATCAAGAAAGTCTTCATTTAAATTTGGTAACGGTTTTTTATATTTTTCAGGACAATACCACATTTATAATAATTTTAAATCATACGCCAACTGTAAGTCATACTTCTCTTTCAAAGCATCGGATAATAAAAGTTTTTTTACTATCCTTACGCACTCCTTCCTCCCATTTACAAAAAGAAATTGAATGTCTGGGAACTCTTGAATCAAGTCTCTAACATTATGAAAAATAAAATCTGGGGTAACCCGAGTATTCTTTTTATAAACATGCTTGAGCCTGTTGAAGGCTAAACAGTCAGAAAGATTCCTTTCCACTAAAACTACCATGTAAGCTTTTTCTTCCGCCGCTCTATTTATTTCATTTTTAAATCTTTCAAGACCAGAGCTTAGAGTACCTATGAGATCAGGGACAGATTTTCTTTCTATGTAGGTGTTCTGAGTTTTTTCTTTATCGTTTAAACAGTAATCCCCAAATTTTAACCCCTTCACTTCAGTAGGAAAATCATCTATATCTAGAGGATTTTGTTCTCGCGAATCTATATAAATAAGATGATCTTTTGAAAAAGTTTCTTTATAATCTTTTTTTATAGGCGTTTTTTTAAATTTGTTTTTGTACCCTATGTCTTCACATAGCTTATAATAATCACCAAATAATTCTTGATAAAAAGGTATGGGAGGTATCGGCAACGTTCTCAATTCAACTTCACTGGGGGAATAAACTAAGCCTTTTTCTTCCTTTCTTTTCAGCAATAAATCTTTACAATATTTCTGAGCCTCAAAAATGGGAATGTTTTTTAACCAAGTTTTTAAATTCCTTTTATTATTAAAGTCAGAAGAAAAATACTGTTCTTTATTTTTGAACTTGATTAATTCATTAGTGTGTTTATCTCTACGAGGGTAATACTTATGATAATACTGGACAATAGATAATTTATGGGCTTTGATATGAAGGTGGAGCCCTCTATCTTTATCAAATTCTTTTCCGCATTCTTGACACTTAACCATTAAGAACCTCTTCTTCGCTTATGCCCATAATACGAGATTTAATATCCTCCATAGAGCTTAGTCTTTCTATTTCAGCAGATATGTTTTTCTTTCTTATTTCGGCTATTTTAATCATCTTAGTTCTAGACTCTTCGTCTTTCCAAAGTTCCACGAGGTTTAAAATGGAGGCCGATTCTTGAAGAACTTTACTCATTCGCTGGCTTCTCTTTTCTTTGAGCTCGTTAAGGAGCTTTGTTTGACGATTAACGCACTGGTTATACTCAGTTTGCGCCGTGTTGATAGCTTCCACTAAGCTCATTGCCATTCTCCGACCTTCGGTATCTTCAGCGTTTTGGTCAAGGAGCTGCTGCAATCTTTCTACGCGTCTTTGGATATTAGAAGCTATTACTACTTCTGCGGATAAAACTATATACTGATCTACCTCCTCTTGAGAAAGGTCAGATTTATCCCATGTGTAACGAACAAAACTACTTTCGAAAAGCTCACGATCCGTTTCAACAGAGTAAGTGCTGATTTGATGAAGAAAGCGAAATGTATGCATGTATCCAATAAGGGTAGATAAATTCTTTTTTATTTTTGTTGTAATTTTTTCTTTATCGATTCCGTTATGAACATACTTATTAACTCGAACTACTGCCCGAGATTCGGACTTAGGAGGAGCATATCCTCCCTCAACTGCTACCTCATCATTAGTTTCAGAATATTTAACTTGATTGGGTATACTGTTTATAAATTCTGCGACAACTTTATACCTTAAATCCAAAGCAGAAATTTTATTATCATCAAATATCAACCTAGTCATATCCATGGGTTTCATGGCCCCACAATTATTAGAGATATATTCTTTTTGGTCGTCGGTAAGTTGTACTTTCTCTTTGGGGTAATATTTGTGAGAGACTTTAGCTTCAAGACTTTTTTCTGCTAAGAACTTTTTAACAGCCCTGCCATATTTGCTTCTTCCGTCTTTCATCTCTTCGGGGATGTCAGAAAAAACTAGTTCTATCAATTCTTTTAAATGAGGGGCGCCATCATTACGTTTGTTCCACTCCTCCAAGATAGCTAACTGCTGGTCTTCATTTAATTCTATATTTTTCTCTTTCATAGAATTTCTATTTCTCCATTAGCAATAATTTTTTTTACTTTTTGAATTATTGACTTTTTAACATTTTTAATTTGCTTATATCCGGGCACTCGGTTTTTTTCGTTAGTTTTATAACCCATCAAAGAAGCAGCTTTTTCTTCAGAAAGATTATCTATATAAAGAGCTTTATAGATTTTCCATTCGGCAGGTTTCAATGATTGATACATTTTCTCGTTTAATCTTTTCATTAACATAATAATGTCGATATCTTTATATTCAGCCATGTTAATTTCGCTAGAATGTTCATTTATAGAAACAGGTAACTTAGCGTCATAAGCTTGCTTCTTGGTTTTTACCCAGTTCGCAAAAAGAGGACACGCTTCACATTGTTTTCCGTAAATGTAGCAAAGATCTCCGGATTCGGCCGCCGCGCATTTCAAACAAGGCCTGCAGTAATTCCCATAATTATTACGAATTAAATTTTTTATCTGATTAGATATAATCCTATTAATCCATGGATTAAGGGGCTTTTTAGTATCGTAGAGATGCCATTTTTTAAATATATGGATTCTTAGAATTTGAGAAACATCGTCAAAGTCCATCCAAGCTAAAGCTGTCAAGTTCCACTTAGACTTTCTTTTTTTTATCTCAATATCTATCTGTTCAATATAATCTTCAAATTGAGGTTTACGTTTCGGCATTGTCGCGGCGAGATGAACCAGCGTCCTTCAAAAAATCTTGAGTGATAGTTTCTTTAGAGTAACTGGTGTCTACCTCCCTCTGATAGCCGTCGCCTAACCCTTCTGGATGTGACCCTACAATATCTTGGATCTTGTGAGAGCTTAAAGCGGTAGGACCTTCTAGTACAAAATCCAATTTCCCAATATTAGGCTCCTCGAAATATTCCTCCTCGTCTTCTCTCTCTGTTTCTACAACTTTAGATTGTGTAATAGATTTAGTCTTAAAAACTGTTTTAGCTTGACTTTTCCCCATAGAATTAAAAGAAGCGCCACATGACCCACAGAACAGGGGCTTTTTTAAAGAGTATTCTGTTCCAGCTCCACAAGTTGGGCAATATTGTTTCATATCAGGTATTACACTAAATATATTATTAAAAAATATAGGTTTTTCAAAAAAAGTGTATACCTATATGGATATGGAAAATGTCAAATTCAAAACCTCAGATGGGATAGAGTATGAATTAATATGGAAAAAACCTCACCACACTTATAATGCTGATGGTTTATGTTATTCTCCAGAGGCTGATAATCCTAAAATTCTTGTTGACCCCAAACTTAAAAAAAGACGCAAAATGAGCACTCTTATAGAAGAGGTAACTCATGCTTTTTTCTGGGACAAGACAGAAAAAGAAGTAAGAAAATTCTCTTCTGTACTTGCGGGTTTAATTAATAAGCAGATTAAATAGTATCACATTCAGCTAGTTTAGAAACAATAAACTTGGTTAATTCTGATCGGACAATATCTTCTTCGTTAAACTCGAAAGTATGTATACCCATGTCTCGACTTTCTTGGTTATCAAAGACATTGTAAAGTTTTACAAAACCTCCTCGATTTCCATTTTTTAAATCGGTTTGCATTGGGTCCGCCATTATAATGCATCTAGAGTATTTACCTATTCTTGTCAATACTGTAACTATTTCGCGAAAAGAGCTATTTTGAGCTTCATCCATTAATATAGCTTTACCATTCCAACTCATACCTCTAGCGAAGTTAACGGGATGAATTGACACCCTTTTTTCTTTTTGGAGTTTTTTGACTGTGTCCTCGCTGAGTAACTCATCCAATTTATCCATAAAAGGCAAATTATAATAATGAAGTTTTTCATCTGCATCTCCGGGGAGAAAACCTAATCGGGAATCAGAGCTTTCTACTGCTGAACGCATATAAATAACATCTGACACTTTAGAAGTGTTTAATAAATTTAGAGCAGAATATACCGCTGTTAAAGTTTTAGAACTTCCTGCGGGGCCTTTACATAAAATAAGTCTCGTGCTTTTATCTTGTGAAATTTCTATAAATCGTTTCTGTTTGTCAGTCCAAGGCAACTCTTCGATATAAAACGTATCTTTGGGTTTAAGTGGGTCCCGTTGGTGAATCTTAACCCTTCCGTCCGTAACTTCGAGAGATTCAAAATCTCCCGTGCTCTTTACTTTTGGCATCACCATCATTTTACACTCAAAAAAGTGTAATATATAAAAGAAAGTTATGAACGAGATTTCAGAGATAGCTCCCGAAATGGTAAACTTAGCTACAAATCTAACTAATTTGTCTCCGGGGCAAATAAATAAAGAAAATGTAGAGGGTTTTTTAGAAAGTTTAATTGGCGAGTATGGATGGCTATTACTGATAGCTGTCATAACTATAATGGCAAAAGATATGATTATGAATTTTGCTCAAGGATTATTAGTTTTTATGGGGAATGATTTTAATAATGATGACATTATTTATATTTCGGGACGTCAAGCCCGTATAGTTCGCGTAGGAATTCGTAACACGGTTTTTTATATGCTTGATAGAAAAACTAAGATGTTGGTCCCGAACGAACAATTAAAACAGCTTACTATTGAAAAAACTTTACCTAAAAACGGTGGAGCTCCCTATCTACCTAAAGGATGCGATCCAAACTTTGTGGGAACAGAAGAAGTTCCTATAGAGCCTCCTCCCATGCAGGTAGAAGTGGTAAGCAAGCCCACTTCTAGAAAAAAATCTTAACAATGAAAAAAATGTTTTTATTAACTCTCCTACTTTCAGGATGTATCTCTCCAACTAGCGTAGACGAAAAAGGAAGACTTGAAAAAGTTAGAATAGCGGTCCCCGCCTTTTTTCAAATAGAAATGGACTATTACAAAGATAAAGAAAATTTTCCTAAAGGAACGGTTAAAACTAACACTCCACCACAAATAAATAATATATATCCAAAATTAATGGAAATGACCCCAAAATAAGTGTATATATTTATTGAGATGAAAGAGAAAGAAATAGATTTCACAGATCAGATCATTAGATGGCGCGAAGAGCGAGAAGCTGCTATGAGTAAAAAGCAATATGAAAAAATTGACACTAAGGAGCTTAAGCGCGATGACAAAAAAGAGAAAAAAGAGCATGAAAAAGATGCTTTGAAAGACGACGATAGTAAAATTAAAAAACTCAAGAAGGGTAAACCTTCTGAAAAGAAAAGCGTCGAAATTCATGATATAAAAAAGGACGAAAAATTCGATAAGAAAAAATTGAAACAAATGGAAAGCGCGGTCATGAGCACTAAAAAGAAAAATGATTTGCCAGATTCTGATTTTGCTTATATCGAACCGGGAGGAGAAAAAGACTCTGAAGGTAAAACTGTACCTCGGTCTTTACGTCATCTCCCTATCAATGATGCAGCTCATGTACGAAATGCTTTAGCTAGATTAAATCAAACCGATATTAGTGCGGAGGCTAAAAAAGCGGCCCTTAAAAAAATTAAAGCCGCAGCCAAAAAATTCGGTATTAAAGTTAGTGAAGCATCAGCCACTATAGATTATTCTGATTTATACTAATCTTTCTTCTTAATCTCGTTAAACAAAAAGCCCCGCGATGGCGGGGCTTTTATTTTATATATTTATGTTAATTATTCTCCGGGTTTATTACCGTCAATAACCTTGTCTCGTTTATTTTGGAATTCTTTTTTTATCTCTTCCATCCTTTTCTTCATTTCTTCTTTATGCTTCTTCCTTAATTCATGCATTTCCTTATGAAGCTCCTTCATCTTTTCCCGAAGCTCATTTAACTCCTCGTTATCTATCCTCTTACCTTTCCAGTGATGTTTTCGTTTTTTGCTTTCGAAATGTTTTTTTCTTTTTTCTGCCGCAGCTTTAAATCTTTCTTTTATTTTATCTTTGTCGATTTTTTCGGGACGAGGTTTGCCTTTGTGTTTACTGGGTTTGGCTTCGGCGGTGGTTAACACTGATGCGATGATTGCTACCAGTCCGTATTTAAGGATGTTTTTTACCATCATGGTACTATCTTAGTATACACTCCTGCGTGTAATAAGTTATATGAAGATTACTAAAAAGAAAATCATCATAGCTTTGGCTATCGTAGCCGCATCTGTTTCCCTTGCTTTTGTTTTTGGTCATAAGAAGGAAGAGATACATGAAAAGATAGCCGATAAGGTCACAGAAAAGGCCACTGAGGCCATTGTAGATAAGGTAGTGGACGAAGCCGCCGATAAAGCAAAAGAAAAGCTCACAGACGAAATTTCAAAGATATTGAAGTGAACCAGTTTCACACATACCTTAAGTATCTAAGGGCGAGAAAATACGACAGCATTGCAAAACTCGCTAGGTTGCTTAAGGTGGATTATCAAATGTGGCGTAAATTAGAAAGAGGAATAAACCCTCCCCCACGAAAATCCCTACTTAGAAGATTCTGTATCCTCACAGGGACAGTCCAATATGAAGAGAATCAATTATTCGCCTTAGCTAGAAGATGGGAGCCTCACCCTGACACAAATACTACAAGACATAATTTGTATCACAAAGGATTAGACCCAAGTTGGATGGAGGCTATTATAAAAGAAAACACTCCTGACTATCCTCATAAATATTGGAAAAACTAAGCTGAAGGATATTCTGGGATGTTATCTTCGTGGTATATTTTAGATCTTAACGGAGAATGCTTTTCAGTTTCTTTTTTATCTTCTTCCGGATAATGGTTATAAAAAAAATAAGGGCTATTACCATAAGAGCGATCAATATCTTCTGAAGTCATTTCTTTGTCATAGATTTTAACTCTAGGAGGTTTTTCCTTATCGTACGGAACAATAAAATCAGGATTGTGCCAACGCAAAAGATTATTGGGAGGTATGGCATAGTTTCCATCATCCATTTCCAGAAAGTGATAACATTTTGAATCTTGGTCGTTAGCGTATCCAATATTGAGCTCATTAAGGTCCCCCTCGTAATCATCAATAGTAAATACATACTTACCAGAACGCCATACTCTGTCGCGACAGAATACGTCCACGCGACGGTTTTGCAAAAAACCGAATGTTGTAACTGCGATATCATTATCTTGGCAATCCCATGTTTGCAATAGTGATAATCGCTTCTGCTCATCTTCCGATAAAATGTCATAGTCCTCTTTATGACAAAAGGCCGAAATAGGCATCTGCCAAAAAATCGCCCCAAAGCACGATTGGAAATGAAAGTGCATCGGGCGATTGATCATTGATTTTACACCAAATATGTACCCTTCTGTCAAGCCTGAGCTTTCGGGGCCAAATATATACGAGTTCCTAATATAACATCCGATGTATGGGGTATTAGCGTTTAATTGAGCCATTTTGAAAAAACTTCGTGTAACTATATTATATATTACATGTCAGAGACAAATAAAAATAAAAAAATTAGTTTCACGGACTTGGACACATTTTTGAAGATAGCCCCGATGATTGGTTTAGCGGTATTAGCGTATTTACAAACACTTTTTCCCAGTAAAGTAGAATTCGATAAGCTGGAGCAGCATTTAATTCAAATGGATAAAAAAATTACTGAGATGACTGTTCTTCAAAAAGCTATAACCTCGAATACTTCTGACATCAAAATGATAGACAATAGAATGAGAATTTTAGAATTAGAGGTAGCTAAACATAATGCACAGTCTGCTAGTATACCTAAAAACAGACAAGGGTCAGGAGTAAGATGATTAAATTAATTTTACCTCTTTTATTTAGTTTAAGTTTGTATGCAGAGCCAAACTTTGATCCTGACGTAGAAATAAAGATAAAGGGACTAGTATGTTCCAGTTGTGCTATTGGAGTAAAAAGAGGATTAGATAAAACTAAATTAGTTAAGAAGGTTAAATTTGATACAAAAAAACAATTATGTACAGTAGAGTACATAAGTATAGAGATTCATCCCAGTCAAATTAGAAAAATTGTAAAAGATGCGGGATATGAAGTTACTTCTATAAAATGGCTTAAAGATAAAAAACCAAATAGATATAACAAGCCATGATTTGTCAAAATAAAGACTGTTTCGATGATACTTGTAAAGGAGAGTGCAAAAAGAATCCCCCGCCAGTAAAGACGAGGGATTCAAATAAAACTACTAGGAATTAGTGGTTATTTGGTCTCGACAGTAAGTCCACCAGTATGATGGAGCACAAAGTTAGAAATCCACGCATAAACAGCGCCTCCTACCCAACCTCCAATACCAAATGCAGCAATACTCCCCAAGTCTGAGGACACTGCCGCACTAATCTTTTCGATACCGCCATCAACATCACCTAATGCCCCTGCGCCGATTAAAGCTAACACAGGAAGCACTACGCCCTTGATAGCGCCAGTAGCCACACCCAGCAAACCTAAAAAGTTAGCA